ATTCTCATTCGTTTGTTTACTGAATCCGTAAGGGCTCAGTTGTTTTCCGAGCTTTTCATCAGGAGACCATGGTAATGGATTCCCTTCCATAGTACAAGACGTAGATGCATATATGACGTTATCGATACCAAGACCCTCACACACTTTTATTAGGTTCTGAGTGCCAGAGATGTTATTCGAGATATATTCTCCAGGAATATCCATCGACACTCGTACGCCCGCGTGAGCAGCCAAATGTATTACGAGATCCGGATTCTCAGACTCTATGTACGGTCGAAGCGCTCCGATATACGCCATATCCATATTTCGAACTTTGAGCCCGAACTTCTGTAGATCTCTTGCTCTAGCAAACTTGATCTCTCTATCGTAAACTACAGAATTGTAGTTGTCAAAGCCACATACATCATGGCCTTCCCTCATGAATCGAATAGCGGTATGGTATCCGATGAATCCTGCCATACCCGTAATCATTACTTTCATTGGACTGCCTCCATAAGCTTCTCTACATCTTCTCCAGCATTGGGGAGTTTATCCTTTAAAAAGAAATGTACAAATTTACAGTGCTGGATCTTTCGATTCGCAGTATACAGACCGTTCCACTTCCAATGGAGATTTTGAATATTCATTTCTTCTTTACGAATCCACCAATTTAAAAGAGTTTGATCTGTTGACCATTTCCATGGACCCATACCATCAACAAACGCTTTAAACTCTTGGCGGCTTAAGAACTCTTTTGGTGTCTGACCTTTGAGATACTTTAGGATGGATTTGTTTAGAACCATTACTCCCATATTCATAAACTCATAACCAAGATGATTCGGTTTGAAGTCAACCTTTGGATGTAATGGCTTATATTGCATTGAAGAGTAGTTTAGGATCTTCTTTTGATATTGTTCCGTGATCGGCATCTCACGCTCAACCACAGCAGCAAAATCTACATTTGGATCTACATCATCAAAGATACTACCTGCATCGGGACGAATCCACACATCACTATCAATGATCGCAATCTGATCGTACTGATCAAGATACTCAAACGCATTTTCTTTTTCGAAGATAGGTAAGGGGAGAGGTCGGGACTGACATTCTTGTGATCGATTTGAAACAAATGGATCCGGCCGAATCCATAGCTTGGGGGTTGTTTGCTTTATGTAATCGATACCGTGACGATCAGCATATTCTTTCACACTTGTTGTGCAATGATTATAAAGCTTCGATTGCTTACCGACAGCAACCTGATAGATCAATCTTTTCATTATACACCTTTTAAAATCGTTTCGGCTATATCTATAGCCTTATCAAAGCCAGGACGGAATCGGTTCTTCCTGGCTCCGTTCTTTACGAAATCATCTAGAGAATCAACGGTTCCATTTTGATTAACTCCAACAAAATTCCGAGCGAGATCCTCCCACTCGGTTCTTAGGTTCAATATTCGAAAAATATCCATTTTACTCTCCGGTGATGTATTCATAGACTTCCTTCCAGTTTTTCATAAGGGGAAATTGCTGATTGTTCATATTGTGACCGTGTTCTATTAGAATGGATTCAAGACCGAGACGATCACCCAGTTCAGCGTTTTCTTCCTTATCTTCAATCCAAATATAACCAGAGCCTTTATAAGGTTCTAGAATATCATCCTTATCGGCTCCGGTGTCAGTGAATATAAACTTCTCGAAAGCAGTCTCACCGAAAAGCTTTCGAGTGTTTTGAATTCGAAGCTGTTGGGCAGAACTATCCATCGACAGTGAGGTTAGCATATGGAAGACGTATCCATGCTTACGATGAAGGAGATCTACGTAATACATAGCATCTCGTAGTGGGGGTAGAAACCCGATAGCAGCGGATTCGTTAAACATCTTGATCAAATGCTTCTTCAGATCTTTATCGAGGCCATACCGATCACCGATATCGTAGCAATCCTCACCACCGTCAACTAACTCAGATTTGAAGTTATTCTGAATCCAAACGTTGAAGGCGTATTCCCAATTCATTAGAACGCCATCGCAGTCGGTAAGGATAACCTTTTCAAATTCCATCATATAACAAAACTCCTATTCTTGATGTTGATAGTATACCTCATCAATCCTGGTTTGTAAACCCTCTTTTTCATCTGATTCGAAAAAAGTTTCATCGATCGAATATCGGCGGCGAGCCACTCGCTCCTCTTCTCGAATCTTTTTGTCCTTAAAAAGTGAAAGGGATTTATGACGACCTTTTTTCTTATTGCGCGGATCGTGACGTGCATACTTAGCCATTAGAATGTACCTTGTCCATAGTTGCCAATGTTAGATTCTTCAATTTCCTTAACGAGGTCAGAATAACCCCCAATGTACTTATCATTCCAAAAGATTTGCGGGATAGTCTGAAAGTCTTTAACCTTTTCTTTTAACTCTAGATAAACATCTACATCATCTGCGTTTCTCCATTCATAGGATAAACTATAGTTTTCGCAGAGCTCTTTTGCTGCTAAACAAAAGCCACACCAACCAGCACCGTAAATTGTTACCATGTCTAATATCCTAACATTTCTTTTGTCATGATGTAGTCTCGAACGAAGTCACTTCGAACGATATCTGCCCATCCGAACTCAACTACTCGGAAGGCTCTCATAGTTTCAATGATAGACAGGAACTTTATAATACCTTCTTTGTCATCATTATACTTAAAGTCTGTCTGTTTATGGTCGCCACAGAAGATGATACGACAGTCGTTGCCCACACGAGTAATGACAGAATCCAGTTCATGGAAGTTCATATTCTGCATCTCGTCTATTACAAGAATGGTTTGATCAAAGGTAGCACCTCTGATGTATGAAGTCGTTTCAAATTCTAACCTGCAGGTTGTTGAAAGCTTACCGTATGCACCTTCATATCCAAAGATCTGGGCGCATAGGTTCTTATAAGGAAGTTTATACGGTTCTTCTTTTTCCTCTTTTGTACCAGGTAAATGCCCAGCATCTCTTGTGGGTACAATTGATCGAAGAATCATAACCTTACGATAGGTGGTAGGATTCTCCATCAACTCCTTCAGAGCGAAGTGTAAAGCAAGAAAGGTCTTACCAGTACCAGCGCTTCCAACCATTACAAGGTTATGACCATTGTTCCAATCGTTGAAAGCCTTTTGTTGATTCTCGGTATAAGGTTCGATAGGTTCGATTTCATCTGCCAAGATCAGATGCGAGGAATTTGTTTTTTTCATCAGTCTTTAATTGTGTTGTTTCTACCAGAGGACTTTTTCATTTTAGTTAAGAAGTTTTTCCAGTCCCCACTTGTTCGACTGAGTGTACCTCCAACCATTGTTACGATTTTTGGCGATGAGACCTTTTGCGTGAGGTCGGAGTTTTCTTGGAGGATTTCTTGGAGCTCGTCCCAGCTGCAGACGACGTCCCATTCTTCTTCGGTAATTTTGTTTCTGATTGTATACGATGGCATAATGATTTCCAACTGTTCCAGTTTTCTTCTACTTCATATCTACAGTTTGTGTTCCATTGCTTAGACAAGGATGACCACAATTGTATATATGTTGACTTTCCGCTAGGGGAAGCAACCAACCTCATTTTATTATCACCAAGGGATAATTCTTCGATGATGGTCAGGTCTTGTTCTTTGAATAGTAGATCCTGATTTTGGGCTGTCGCTTTCATTTTCTTCCTAGGCATAGCTTGATTCTTTTACAGTAAACCAATCAGGTACGGAACGCTTGGTCCAATCCATAGAAAAACGATCTTGTTTGGTTTGATAGAATGCACGATAAGAACCTACAGGATCAGACTCATTGATGCACTCTGGTGCAGCACCCATAGCAAGTTTGAATGGGGTTTGACCAATGTCTTGCCGAATATTTTTTGGAGGAATAGACAAAGCATATTCTAGGTCAACATAAGACTTATGTTTTTTGCCATAACGATATTCGTATTCGATGGCCAAAGCTTCGAAGTGATCATAATGCCATGCATAATTAGACAGTGATTCCATAGTCCATTGAGTGCAAGGATGTCCAACGTGTACTGCTTTATATAGAATGTTTTCTCGAGAGTCTGGCAACACCCATGCCTTAACCATAGTCTTACCAGACTTTGATGGAATACGCGTAAGAGTACCGTCAAGAACACGATGGACAGTAGATAGCATCTGTGCTGACTCTAGTACCATTTTAACTACGTGCTTGTCGCATTGCTGCTGTGCAGCCTTGATAGGATTTTCGTCCAATATAAAAATATTCATGTGTGCTCCATTATAAAAGGGTAGAGGCTTGCCCCTACCCAATTATCCTATCATAAGAAATAGGAATAGTAAATCCCCTATGTTGAAAACGTTTCAAGATATTGTTCAAGGTAATCTCTCTTCGACCAGACCTTCTTAGATAGATCCTCCCTCCCTTCTTTTTTTAGCTCTTTTGCAAAAGCCTCGATTTGAGCAAGATCCGATTTCAGACGATCGATTTGAGTTGCCACCATTAGAGCTTCTCCTTGTTTTTATTTTTAACCATGGGTTTAAATCATTACAAAGACCTCAATAGATTTGGAAATGTCTCGTTCACAAGCTTGGCAGTGATACCACCACCAATCGGTTTCTTGTTAATCATAGACACTACCAATTCAGCGTCCTGTGGATGAATTGATTCCAACAGTCCAATGAACATTGTTTCGCGTTTAATTGGCATAGTCACCAGATAAGGACTACCCTTTACGAAATACTTAAATTGTATATTTTTCCTAAGAAGATTTGAGGGAGCATTATGCTCTTCGCTCGCGGTGTACGGGGGTTTACCACCGGGCAAATCCCAAATAATACTTTTATCGAACGTACCCCTTAACACATCACGCAAAGCCGGGGTATCATTCTTTTTCAAGACCTCTATCTTATCTTTCTTGGCCTTAGCTTTTTTTGCTTCTTCAATCACTTCAAATACATACTTAGCCATTAGTCAATAAACTCCTGTACATTTTCTAACAAAAGCCTACAATCTTTAGCAATAAGATACGGGAACACTTTGCCTCGATTGGGATAAGGATCCTGGCTTTCAAAGGTATTTATAATTTCTTTACGGGTTTCTTCGGGGGTTGAGGGATTAACAAGGTCGATCATTTGTCGATTCCGGTGCCAGTTACGATACACATCTTCACCCAAAGCTTTCGGGTCATCGAGCAGGGTTTCTTTTTTCTTCTTCGACAATACGTTCTGACGTTTACCTTCTACTAGAAAAGTATCATCATCAGATAGTACATTAGGTACACCGTCACCAGTGTCACCAGTAAGGATATGCTCTTGAAGATACTTACGAGGATGATCTTCCTTAATTAGTTTTTTAAGCATAGGAGAATACTGGGCAACGTTATCGAAGACCTGAAGCTGACGGAAGTCTTTATCAGCAGACACGATCATAACGTCTTCCCAATTGCCGAAGTCTTGGGTATAATGTACTAACTCCGCGATAGCATCATCAGCTTCACAACCCCACTGGTGAATAACCTTATACGGGAATTCATCCTTGAGCTCTTGTAGTACCATGTTGATAATACGGAAAGCTTCATCCCAATCGATCTTAGATTCATCACGTGTAGACTTACGCTTGCCCTTATATTCAGGATAAACATCTTTTCGCCAGTTACCGCCAGCATCAGCTACGATAACAACTTCGCCATACTTCTTTTTGAATTTCTGGCGGTACATACGAATTGAGTTAAGAATCATGTGACGGATAAGATTCTCGTCACCATGATGAGCGTGACCCATGGCCACAGGTGCGATACTAATACCGCTATAGTCGATTAAGATCATCAGTTAATCCATTTTTCAGTTAAGCCGTAGGTATGCTTACACTTACCGTGCATACGCATACCCCAGCAATCACAGGTAAAACCCTTTTCAGTGAACTCTACCGTATATATGTTGTCTTTACTTCCGGGGATTTCCCACTCGGTACCTACTGCCCAGTGACCCCCGAAGTTAATACTATCCGGTTTATAGTAACGAGGTCCATACTTCCGCATTAGAAAATTTCTTTTACTTTTGAGATGTTTTCTAGGGATCCGGAAACGGTGATTTCTGGATTTCCACCGCCGGGACCATCCGCGATGTAAGATTCGAGTTTCAGATTGTATTCGTCGAGAAATTTAAGAAATTCATAGACGGGCCAGTTCCACGCGATATCGAAAGTGTAAGTCATGATATAATCTCCATAGTTGATACTACTAATATAAGCTATTACGAATCGTTTGTAAACCCCTACGATGCATTTTTTTTCAAATTTTTTACGTGGCTTCTGTGTACCCTACAGTTAATGATTCCATTATAAAATCTATCATCAAGAAGCACGTTACGATCGAACTGTTCCTTAGCTTCTAAGTATCCAGCTTCGCCTTTTGTCTTACAGAAATGGAGTATTTCACGGTGGAAGTTTTCTTCCCCGTGTTCTAGCAGCAATTGCTTTACAAGATCACTTGAGCCGTAATAGATACGCCAATCCGACTCTACGACCTTTCTTCTTTTTCGAGTTTTTCCCTTCAGGGGAGGAAGAGTCTTCTTTGACCAAAATGTCTTTTTTCCGACATACATCTTACCGTTTGATTTGTCAGTAATGATGTAGACGAAAGCAATCCAGTCTTTTAACTCTTCCTCTGTAGGTTCGAACACCTCTTCTTTATAGTACCATGTCATTCTTCATCGTACCAATAATCGTCTAGATATTCTTCCTCATCATATCCAATCTCTTCTCCGCAGACTACGCAGAATGTTATATTTTCTTCACATTCTACGTAGAATTCTGCTTCACAGTGCGGGCATGTAATATCTTCTTTATTCATTTTAAGCCTCACAGGATGCGCATGTCATAATGTCACGAACAAGTTCTTGTGCAGGGTTCGAAGAACGCTGATAGTAGAACGTTTTGACACCGAGCTTCCACCCTTCGATGATAAGAGCATTCACATCTTTAGCTGGTGCATCTGGCGGAATCATTAGGTTAAGGGAAATGGCTTGATCGACGAACTTTTGACGACCCGCATTTTGCTGAATAATAGTCATAGGACTAATCTCAGAGAATGTACGGAATACCTCACGCTCGTGCTGTGTAAGGAATTCTAAATGCTGTACAGATCCTTTGCGCATTAAAATATTACGCCAGGTGTCATCATCATTTTTGCCATGAGCTTCTAATACTTTTACCAGATACGGGTTTTTATATGTAAACGAACCTTTTGCCAAATCTTTGACAAAATAATTGGAAGCAAGAGGTTCAATAGTAGGCGAAACCTGCCCGAGGATAAAGCTCGATGAAGTAGTCGGAGCGATTGCGGTAACAGTAAGGTTACGGAGACCATAGCCTTTCATTCCTTCTGGTTCGCCATGGAATCGTGCAAGCTCGCCTGATGCCTGAATTGCTCGTTCATAAATGAATTTACTAATTTGAGTACCAAGCATTTGAGCTTCGAATGATTCGAAGGCAATAGATTTAGATTGTAGATATGAGTGCCAACCAAGTTGACCCAGACCAAGTGCCCGCCACATCTTAGCAAAGTTATATGCGGTTTCCATAAACTTCACACCTTTGGTCTTTTTAATATATTCTTCCATAACAGCGTCTAGGAAGTAAATCATGGTCTCTACAGCGTCCGTATCCTTCCACTCGTCGTAAGTAACAAGATTCATAGAGGAAAGGTTACAAACAAAAGTCCAGTCGTCTGACGACGGTAATGCGATCTCTGAGCATAGGTTAGACGCATAAATTGGAATGTTTTTATCTTTAAGAACCTGTGGCTTATTGTTGTTCACAGTGTCAGAGAAGAATAGATATGGGTAACCAGTCTCTTTCCGCTTACGTAGAACCTTAGCCCAAGTCTCACGCTTGTGCTGATCGCCGTCAATCATAGACTGCATCCAGTCGTCCGGAATAGTGACACCAAGAGAAATGTTCTGAATGTGATTACCAGGTTCTCGGATTTCTAGGAACTCATCAATGTCATGGTTATCGATATTAATATAAGCAGCAAAAGCTCCACGACGAACACTTCCCTGAGAGATGACGTCAGTAGCAGTATCATAAAGACGAAGATAGTGGACAGGGCCATCAGCTTTCCCCCCTGTTTTAATTTTAGAGCCACGAGGCCGAATATCACCAAAGTAACCAGACGTACCAGCACCAAGTTTGGTCTGTACACCTACCTCGGCTTGCTTTTGAAGGATCTGCTCAATGCTATCCCCGACATATACCCCATTACAAGAAATAGGTAGTCCACGGTCAACACCGAAGTTTGACCAGACGGGAGAAGACAAGCTATAGAATCCACGACTCATATAGTCATAGAACTTATCCGCAAACCCTTGGATGTGTAATACCTTTTCTGCCGCATCAGCAATCTCGCGGATGCGGTCTTCCGCGCTCACGCCCTCGCGTAGGTACCCGCGGGAAAGAAATAGACGTGATTCTTCATTTAGCCATTCAAAACTCATATTGTTCTCCATTAAAATAAATCATCGGCAGAAATGCCTTGCCCACGGGCGTAATCGACTGGGCGGCTTTGGAAAAAGTCAACCATGTTTGAACCATAAAGGCCTTCTTCAAACCAGGTTGTTTCTTTTACTAGATTTTCATCATAGCGGATATCATGGGCGAATCCGATCTGATCAAGGGACTCTACCATACGCTTTTTAATAAATTCAATTAGAATGTCGCTGGAAAGACCACGCTCTTCATAGTCGCCCATGATCCAACGAATTACTTCGGATTCGTGCTTAATCGCATCAACAATCTCTTCATTGATACGTGATTCAAACTCTGCATCAAAGAGTTCAGAATACTCTTGACGCATAATGTTAATAAGCTTAATACCACACTGTGCATGTAGCATCTCTTCATTACGGGTGTATTTAACTTGTTGTGCGGTGTCTTTCAGAATCGCTTTATTCTTATTCATGTGGAGAATGATATAGAACTGCGAAAACAACGAAACGTTTTCAACAAAAAGAGTAAACAATGTAATTGCATAGATGTACTGCTTACGATCATCTTTATAAACTTTTTTAAGATACTTACGAAGATAATCTACGCGACCTGCAATAACCGGGTTCTTTAGATTCTCTTCGAAGACGTGCTGT